AGCTATAGTATAGGTCTGGGTGGTGGTTTTCACTTCTCCTGAAAAGGCTTTTACTTGTTTAGTAAGTAAGAATTCAGACGGTATACCGGAGGATAAGCTACTAATTACTATATCAGTAGGGTCAAAAGAACTAGAGAATGAAAAATCTATTTTATTATCAATAAAAAAATTAGCTCTACCTTGAGAGGTAGATGAAATAACAGCATTTTCGCTTACTACTAAAGCTTGGTTCCAATTCGGTTTATTGTTGGTTGGATTTGCTCCTACGTTTTGTGTAACGGTGAGCATAACTTCTGCTGCATTAGTAACTTTTGGACGATAACCCATCATATATGCCATAGCATATAAATTAGTAGGGTCTTTAGCGTACTGTAGAAAAGTTTCCTGAAGCTGTGTATCTTGGTAAAAAGATAGTATATCCCCTACATAGGAAGCCATCTCTATAAACATCATTCCAGGTGATGTTGGTGAAAAGTCGTTATAGCTATCAGGGAAATAGTTTTTAGCAAACTCTATTAATTCCTGTTTGTAGTCTGAAAATTCTCTAGCTACGTATTTTATATCTCTTATTTCAGCCATTATTGTTCAAAATTTATTACTACCTCATCTTGTATGTTGGTATCTTGTATTGAATATTTTAATACTAACGTAACTGTATTACTATCAGGTGTACCTAGAACTTTAAAATCAGTTGGGTTTATTCTAGGAAAAAATTCTGATAATCCTCTTTGTACTGATGATTTAACTCTACTAATCATATCTTGATTAATATTTTCAAACATCAAATTTCTTAATTCAGTACCGAATGTAGGGTTTAAGTACCTTTCTCCTTTACCGGTTAAAAAGTAATTTATTAAATTTGTTTTTATAGCATCTTTAGTTTGAAAAGTAGAATTAAATACAGCTTGTCCAGAAAAAGGTAGTGAAACACCTATTGCTTTTCTAGGCTGTAAATCTAATGGATTTATTTTTCTACTGTTGAATGCCATTTTATGCGTTTGTTAGTCTATTTTTATCTTTTCCTTGTGCAGCATTGTATATAGCTCCTGCTTTTTTTACAAAATTTAAATTACTTATATCTATCCCAGGCATAGGACCTCCAGAAGACATCCCCATACTACTTGCCATAGATGTAGCGAAGTTTGGTTTTTGTACCATATCAGATGTACCGGTATATACATTTTTATACTCTTCACTAGTCATAGACTGCTTTGTCTGGTTAAGCATTTCTTCTAATGGAATAGTACCTGAGTTTAGTTTACCGGTAGACCAAGTTTGTTTGATATTTTTTTGAGTAACTGGTTTGTATTGATTAGTATCGTTGCTAGGGTTACTAGCGATTTTTACTGCTTCCGTTATAACTTCCTGTAATTCTTCTTTTACAGCAGTTCTAACTTCTTCTCTTATTATTTTCCTTAATTGTTCAAGTTTCATAATTATAAATAGTTGTGTTATGGAAGTTGGTTATCTATTCTGAATTTTATTTCATCTAATAGTATCTGAGTGTCAGAACTAAATGATGGTTGACCTTTCAAAACAGTAATCCCGAAAATATCTTTCGCTATAGCGATTCTTCTTATTACTGCTGTATCTAAGTTTTTATCTTCTATGATAGAAAGTATATAATCTTTACCGTTTGCTCCTCTATACTGGTAAGATATATCCGGTGTACCTTCTGAACCAGTGTTTTGAAGTGGTTGTACCTCTTTAATTAACCTTTTAAGTTTTTCATTATCGTTAAATTCTTTAGCACATTCTTCTACATTATCATTAACTGATTCTAGTAAGTTTCTAATATCGTCAAATGATGGAGCTACACCGCTGAGTAGGTCGTTAACTGCATCTAAATCGTCTTCTAGGTCTTCTAATAATAGGGTTACTTTAATTAACCTATCAGCCTGTCTATTAGTAAAGGCTGCTCTTTTTACAGAAAATAATCCACCTCTATCATAATCAGAAAAAGAAGGTCTAGTACCAATAGCAAGTTTAGTAGGATTTCTTTTAAGTAAGCTTATTATTCTTTTAGCAGCACTAATAGGAGGTCTTAATTTTCTGGGTATAGAGCTAAGCCTGTTGGTTCTTTTTTGAAATGAATTTACTACTCGTAAAAGATTATTACGTGTTTTAATTACTTTTACCAATCCATCTCTGTCGGGGCATTGGTTTGAAAATTTACTCAATAAACGAACAGTTTCTGTTTGAATTCTTGCTTCAATCTCTCCTTGAATCTTTCCTAGCTGATTAGCTACAATTGCTGCTATTTGTGAACGTATTGGCATTACTCTGTGAATACTTTTTTAGATTTTAAAGTAGATGGTCCGTTAGGGTTTATTCTTCTTCTTAATGCTCTGATTACCGGTATAGCTTGTAAGCCTCTTTTATTTATTCTAGGTATTGGATGATTTTTAACTGTTCTAGCTTTAGACATATCTTTTGCCATTCCTTCCAACATCCCTAGTAAATTATCTAAAAACCCTTCTAATTGATTACCTAAAACAACAGGTTCTTTAGAAATGTCGGAAGCCGACCTTGCAGCTACACCTAAATAAATCCTACTTCCGTCTAAACACATATATTCAGTTGCATCGATATTAACCGTACCCCCAGTATTCATCCCTATAGATGTAGTACTAGATAGCTGTATATCATTTTCTTTTGCATTAAAGAATAACCTACCTCCATTTATTATTACTTGATTACCTTTAAATTCACTAGACTCTATAGGTTTATCGTCGTAAGTAGATCTTTTTTCATTTGCAGGTTTAAGAGATATTTTATGATCTGATATTAAATATATAGAACACTCATCTTCGTTTATATCTTCACCTAAAGTTTCGAATCCATTGTCAGTTTCACTTTGACCGTTACTAATAATTGTGATTGGTTTTCCTATGTTAGTGCTATCAACCCAGGGGTTCCCTGTACCTTTTCCTCCTGTAAATCTTATTGATTGACCTTGTCTACCTTCAATTTGTATGTCTCCAGGTGTAGAGCGAATAGGATTAACTGTTGAAAGTTCTTTGAATGAACCTTTACTTGATATATCTAAATTAGGATTATTTTTCATATCAAGATAAACCCCAGTGTTAGGACTATTCCATATATTAACTATTCTTATATAGTAGGGCTGTGATTTTTGTTCACCTCCAGAAAAAGCAGGATTTACTAACTTTGTAGTTTCTACAATTTCTCCTATTATGGGTACAGTTTTAATATGTGCACTACTTTGATAAGCGAACGGCATATCTGAAGTAATAGTTGAGTTAACTGTAGAATTGAGCGGTTTATAAAACACTCCGTTTATAGCAGAAGCTCCTCCTTTATTAGCATATTGAGGATGATCTTCATCTAATATAATATCTACTACCCTACCAAAGGAAGAATAGCTTGAACCTGCTCCTGCTCCTCCAGAGCTTTGAGAATTTTTTAAACTGTTAAATGAATTTTTAAATCCCATTAATCTTCTTCTGAGTCTTGTGCTTTATTATCTAATTCTTTTTGATTGTCTTCTTGTTCGTCTAATAAATCTTGTAAATCAGAAAAATCAAACATCTCATTATCCCCTGCTTTAGCTTGGGCTGCTTCTATCCTTTGAATAACTGTTGCAAGTTTTATTAAATGTTCATCATTTTTAACTCCAATTTCCATGTACTCTTTAATCATGGGTACTAAAAGGGTTGCATCTCCTATATTTTCTATCAAGGGTTTGAGCTCGCCTATTAATCCTTTAACTTGAGTTTTAGTTTCTTTAGAATTAAAATAAATTTCTTCAAAAAGATTAGATAATGTTTTGCCTTTAAATATTTCTTTATCTGAATCCATATCTTTTTATAATAAATAGATTATAGTTCTTTTATTATGATTCTACCTTTGTCGTGGTATCTATAGTAAATTTCATAAAAATCATCTTTAAGTACAGATATCACCTTAGTCAAGTGGGGAGTTTCACAATCAGTCATTTCTCTAATGTATATATATAGAGCTTTTTTCTTAAATATATCTAGGTCATTCCTTGTTTTAAAAATAGTAAGAACTGCATCTGCTATCTTCTTTTCAGTTTCTTTTACAAAAAGGTTATCTAAATTATCGTAAACTTTTTCTACCCACATATCTAAAAACTGGCTTAAGGTAATGCCGCCGGGTAGTTTTACGTTCATGCTGCCTTCAAATGATTCTTCCATATCATCGAAAGATCCTATTTGTTTAAGCTTTTTGTAGTTTTTATTATTATAATTTATCAACCACCTTTTAACAATAGTCCCAAAATAGGAATAAGCTTTAGCTCCGTTGGTAGCATCGAACTTCATTATCTTTTCTTCTAAGAGCATAGAAACAACTTCGTGTTTCAGATCTTCTATACGCTCGACATCAGTGTAGTAGAACTTAAAAGTGTGTATAATATTTTCAGCTAGCTTGTAAAAAGGAAGATAAATGTGATCTGTAAAGATCTTAGCTCTATAATCTGAATCTATTGATAGGTTGTATCTAACTATGTACTCCTCAGTTTCAGAGGTGAAATAGTTATTTTTTGATTTCTTTCTCGCCATAATTGTTTGGGAGCATGTATCGGTCTAGCTCTTTTTGTACGTTTTTCATTTGTTCAAAAAAATAACCGACCTCATCATCTGACTGAAATACCCCGCGTTCATCTAGGCTGTTAAGGTGCTTTTGTGAATCTTTAATTAAATCTGAAATACTCTGAAGATACTCCGTTTGATCTGTGGTGACATCTTCATATTTCTCAACTTTAATCAAAAGATTACGTATTGCAATAATTAAAGTTAATGTTAAAATAGATAAAATAATTATAGTTATCAACATTTATTATAGATTTTTTAACATTTTACTCAATCCTGCTGAGGAATTTACTTTTTTTCCTGTAGAAGATTGTGTTTTTACTGTTTTAGCTTTAGAAGAACCTCCGTTTTTCTTCCAAATATCGTATTCAACTTTGGAAGCTAAGAAATCTGCTGTATGTAAAACAGATATTATAGAAGTTTTCTGTCTAGAAGATTCAACGTTACTAAAAAAATATGATTCATTAGCTTTATCAAATACTCCATCGTGAAGTCTGATAGCTAAAAATTCTTTCTGAGAGACTTTTATACCGAATTTCTGTAAAATAAATAGAGATCTATCTGGAATTAACATAAAATCTAAGTCTGGGTTGTATGTATACATTTCCGATAGTTTATCTTGTCTCCATTTATCAGTCTGGGGTATGTAGTTTGGTTTATCTCCATCACCCATTTTACCTAGATCATGAAATAGAGCAGAAAAAACTAGTTCTTCCATAGTAAAGTCAATAGTACCTCCCATTTTAGAATAAAGCTTATGCTGTTCGATAGCATATTGGACTACTCTATTTACATGATCAACATAACCGCCTGCAAAAGCATTATGGAACCAAGTCTTACCGGAAGCAGGAGCAGTAACATAGTCATCTTCCATATGCTTAACCATCTCTTTACAGGTAGTAGCACGGTCGCCTAGGTAGACATCTATAATTTTAAGATGCTTTACGTAGTTTTTTTGTATCTGCTCTGCTGTTAACATACTTAATCTTGGATTTCTCTGTTTAGTAGTGTATTAATATCACTATGTATTTCTTTTATAACTCCTACGGACTCTCTTGAAGAACGTTGATCATTAGTTTTAATAAAAAAATTTAGTCTTCCCAATTCGGAGTCTACCCTTTCTAATTTTTGTTGAATCAATAATTTATTTCTCATTAAATCTTTAATTTATTAATATATTTATATAAAATTTTATTAATTATATCATTAATATTACTAAGGTAATAAAAATAATTCATATAAGCAACTATTCTATGATAAATTTTTCTTCAAAGTACTGAGATTTAAATTTAGAACCGCCATCCCAATATATTTCTGCTTGTATAGTAATAGTATCCCCTATAAATTCATTAGGAATAGGACCAACTATACGTTTAGCCCATTTTCTACCTTGAATTGCTGGAGAGTATTCTGTATTATGGTTAGAGTTGTTAAGATATATGGTAGTACTTTGTACTAAATCAACCGTTACTCCATTACTAAGAGTCCAAAAAGAACTTGATTCAAAAGCTGCTTGGACAACTCCAACATCATTATAGTAAAAATACGGATCAACATCATCAGCTTCTACATAAATACTAAATCTAGGTAAATAATCTCCTGTAAAATCTAAATCTACGTGGTAGTATCCGTTAGAATCCCTGTAGTAAGGAATTGATAAAGCCCCATCACAATTTCCATCAGGGCATAAACTAGGAATAATCTCCTCTTCACTACAAGACATAACAGCTGCAGTGGTAATAATAAGTAATATTTTTAATAATTTCATAACCATTTTTATTTATTTAAGTAATATAAGAAAATATATGTTAGTAAACAACTTTTTTAGTGAGTTTATTCGCAGGTGTTGCAGCTAAATCAAGAGCGTAGCCCGCCGCGCGAAACGCGCGAAGTCGCACCGCGATAATTAATTGTAGTCCCTTACAGCTACTTAATACTCCTTCCACTACTTCATTATAACATTTAAAGCCATACCAGAGAGACATTAGTGTATAGAGAGGTAAATGCATAATGTATGTAATCTATGTACTGGGAGCATTAAAACACTATAGTGCGGTATTGCGAGGTACTG